CGACGACAGCCGACTTGCCACCGCCACCGGCGGTGATCACCCCCAGTGGTTCGTCGGCGGCGTGGCCGACGCTGTTGCCGAAGTCACGCTGGATGTGGGCCACTTCGATGGCGTCGTCCAGATCCCGCGCCGGGTCGATGCCTTCCAGCGTGCATTCCATCACCGAGTTGTGATCCTTGGCGGTGATGGTCGGCAGCGGCAGGTCCAGGGTCTGGCCAACGACGCCGGTGTAATGCTTGAGCAGGGCGGCCACTTGGATGTGCCGGGCTTTGCTGGTCACGGTGGACAGCGGGTCAGCCCACGACTGTGACGTGTCGCCGGTGCTTTGGTGGTCGATGGTGGCGATGCAGCCGGCCTGTACCAGCTCCAGCTTGGTCTCCAGCACGCCGAGGGCATGCGGTGCACCGGCAGGGCGGGCGGCGCCTCCACCGGCGGTGATGCACGGCAGCGGGGCGTTCATGCTGGCGCCGCCGGAGTCACCGCGGAATTTCATGACGGCGGCAGCGGACTGCAGCCGGTCTTCCACTTCGCTGAAGTCACGAACCAGCGAGACAGCGGCCAGGCCGGTGCCCAACTTGCTGGTCATGGTGGCGATCGGCTCGTCCAGCGGCTGACCCCGGAAGTCGTTGCCGCCGTGGTTGGTCTTGACGAGGAACGCTTCGTCCCCGGCGCCGATCACGAACTTCTGGATGCCCTTGAAGATGCGGGCCAAGGTCTTCTCGGCCAGCGGTTTCTTGCGGTCGAAGATCGACGGGCAGGGCAGGCTGAAGTCGAGGTTGTCACCGGCGGTCTTCCACGGCTGCAGCTTGCCCGGGTTGGCCTTGACGAACTTCTTGTCAGCGTGGGTCGGCTCCGGCCAGATGATTGGCAGCCCGTCCTTGCGGGCCATCAGGAAGAAGCGGTTGCGGGTGGTCGGGTCACCATAGTCACAGGCGTTCAGGCCCTTTTCCTTCCACTCGACGGTGTAGCCGGCGGCTTCCAGCTGCTTGATGAACTGCTTGAAGGTCTTCCCGGCGCGCTTCTTGTCCGGCACCAGTGCCTGCTCCCAGTAGGGAACGTACTCGCCCGGCTCGCTGACCACCTCGAGCATCACCGGGTCGCCGTTCTTGTCCTTCTTCACCGGGTCGGCGACCAGGCGGATGACCCGCTTGGTGTCCTTGCAGCGCTTGGCGATCAGCGGGCCCCACGTCATGAACTCTTTGACGTTCTCCATGAAGACCATGCCCATGTCGGACTGGCCGACCCACTTCTTGACGATCCAGGCCAAGCCACGGATGGCTTTCTTCACCGGCTTGCCGCCCTTGGCCACCGAGAAGTGGGTGCAGTCCGGGGAGAACCAGCCCATCAGGGCCGGTTCGCCATTCAATGCTTTGGGGATGTTGATGTCCCACACCGACTCGTTGAAGTGCTTGGTCTCGGGGTGGTTCTGCTCGTGCATCATCAGCGCTTCAGCGTTGTGATTCACCGCGATGTCGGGGGATTTGCCGAGGGCTTGGGCGATGCCGGTGGAAGCGCCACCGCCGCCTGCGAAGTTGTCAGCGACCTTGCCATTGATCCAGCGATAGCCGGCTGGGATAGGGTAAGCGTTGATGTCACGCATCAAAAAATCCTTAGGCGCCACGGGGCGTCCTTGTCGTGTGGGTTAAAGGCTTCGGTCTTGCAGCCAGGCAACGATTACCGGGCGTACTTCTTCTACTTTCGGGTCGTGATCAATCAGGAACTCGACCAGCGTGTCAGCGAGCGATCCGCGGTTGGTGTTCTCAAACCGCTCCATCCACACCACGCCGTCCCAGTCATCCTCGCTCTGGCGGTGCATCTCAGCGATCAGACGGAGGGCAGCCGTCGTCACGGGGTAGAACGCTCCGGTCTCCGGAGCGCTGATCCGGGCGATCTCCCCTTCAGGCAGCCGGTCTTCCGCGACATTGGCTGCCAGCATCGCGCCGATCAGGGTTACTACGTCGACGTTGTCGATCTTGCGTTGGGTCAGAATCATGCTGCACCTCAAATTTCGGGCACAGGGATACCTCGCCAAGTGGCGAAGTATCCGTGCTTTAGGATTGGATTGCTAGGGTTTATTCGTCGTCGGCGTCTTGGCCGTCGTCGATGTAGCTGAAGAACCCGCACTTGTTGCCGTTGACGTCACGGAGCGGCACGTTGCCGTCTGGGTAGTCACCGTCTTCCAGGCGCTTGGCGACTTCTCGCATGATGCGGGCCACTTCGGTGGCTGGCTGATCGGCGAAGGCCGCGTTGTTGTTGCTGTCAATGCTGACGTGGATGCTGACTGTCATGATTACCCCAGCCGGTTGGACGGCCACATGGTCTTGTGGTACGGGCCTTGAACCTCGACCCAGATGTACTCCTCGCCGGTGCCGAACGCCTTGGCCACCGTCTTGGAGCTGTTGCAGTTGTGCGTGACCTTGCCCTTGTAGGCCGGGTCGCCACGATCCGCCGGGCAGTGCACAACGTCGCCGACCTTGAGCTGCATCGCCTTCTCGATATTCACGGCAAATACCTCCGTATCACTTCGATGAATGACCGGGCGCGCTTGCTGATGTTGCTGGCGCTGCTCGACGTGCTGATCTGGATGCGGCAGCCGGACGGGCCCCACTGCCAGGCTTGGTACAGGTGCAGCGCCACCACGATGTTCTTCGGCATGGCCATCGGGCCTTCGCTGTCGTTGTTCAGGATGGTGTCGCCGTTGCGCTCCAGCAGGATGTCCAGCTGGCGCAGCTGCTCTTCACGGGACCTGTCCAGCAACTCAAGGGCGTCCTCGCGGATCTGTTGCAGGCGGGCTTGGCGTTCGGTCATGGTTGCACTCCCGGTACTTTGTCTTCACGGAGAGCGTTGACCGCGTCGAACAGCTTCTCGAACGCAGCCTCCAGGTCTTTGTCGTAGACCTGCTCCTTTCGAATGGTCAGCCCGCTGGTGCGGGCAATCCAGACCACCATGTCCGGCGGGTCCTGTTTGATGTACAGGGCGAGGACCGTGGACGGGTCGATCGCCATGGCCCGGCCGAGCTTGACCAGCTTGGCGGGCGGGGCGACGGGGTTCTTGGCTTTCTGGTTCATTTGTAGAACCTCGCCTTGGGGAACTGGGCCTGTACCTGCTGCTTGGCATCGCGGCGGGTCACGCCCCGGACAAACATCTCGATGTGCACCGCCTCGTCGCCGACGTCGGCGTAATACCAGGCGCGGTACATCCAGCCGGTGGTGGGGGAGGGGCCGCCCCAGTAGGCCCCGCCGGTGTCGTAGCAGTAGTCGACCATCTTCATCAGGGTCAGGTGCAGGGTGCCGTCAAAGTCCTTCGGCGCTTCGAGGATACTGCGGCGCCCCATCGGGGCACCGCGGGCGCAGCTGACATCGGACAGCGCGTTGGGTTGTTTCGACTTCGGGTAGCACAGGTCTACGGTCATATCAGCTCCGAGGAACGGGGGTTGGATCACTAGGTGGCAGCGCGATCACTGCGTGGTTGTAGGTGGGGAAGCCGCATTGGATCGCGGCCTGTTCCAGTGACTTCTTGTAGGCCAGCTTCTCGCCCCGGTCCCGCGCCGCACGGCGCAGGTTTTGGGCGATCTTGTTGACCCGGGCCAGAGATCGGGCTTCTTCAGGCATTTTCAGTTCTCAACTGCTTCAGCTTCTTGGGGCTGAAGGTCAGGGTTTCTTTTCGGAAGGCGTCGTACTCCTCCGAGCTGACCTCGACCCACCGGGTCGGTGGGCGAGGGTCATGGTCATCGGTGGTCCGCACCATCCGGCGGGGTTCATCTACGAAATAGCGCATCACTTACGTCCTTGTCGGTCCAGGTACTCTTGCAGTGCCTTGGTCAGCAAGTGCGAGGCCAGCTGACCAGTGCGGTTCAGTTCATCCTGCAGCCGCTCCATCAGCGGTTCCGGCAGCCTGGCCGACACCGTTCGGGGTCGCTTCCGCATCGCTAACCTCCTCTTCTACAACGGAAATCGTATATTTTACCTTGCGGCCGGCGACGATCCCTGTGTACACGCCCTGCTGGTTGGGCAGGCGCATCAGGTGGTCAATCAGGGCGCCGACCGCCTCGATAGTGACGTCCTTGCTTTCCAGCGCGTTGTCGCTGGATCGCTTACCCATCCGGTACAGCTGGATGTTGTTGGTCAGCGGGCTGCAGCTGACCTTGATGCTATCGAGTTGGGACTGGGGCTTAGGCACTGGCACTCTCCCGTGCTTCTTCAAGTTTGCGACTGAGCCAACGGAGGCGATCTTTAACCGCCGTCATCAGCGCGATCGGCGTGTAGTAGTTGGGGTCCTTGGCAAGGACCCGGTCGATGTTCAGCGGCAGGTCATACCCCATAAACGCCGCGTTGGCCAGCTGGTCGTCGGTCAGATGACCCAGCACCAGATCGGCCCGCTCGGTGTCGTAGCGGGTGCCGTGCGGGTCCTCCTCGCCTTCGACACGCCAGGCAGCGGCCGGGGTGGTGTTGCCGTAGCTGAGGACGCAGAGGTTATCGGGCAGGCCATAGTCGGTCTGGATGTGGGTGATCCGGCGGTACAGCTTGTTGCCGGTGGGGATGCCATCGGCGTCCACCTCCTTGATCTCGACCGTCTGCCCGACCTTGAACACACGGTCGTCACAGCGGCGGACCTCGGAGGTCTTCTCGCCGGACACCAGAGCCGCGAACGGCCCCGGCTTGCACTTGAGGGTGTGGCTGCTCATGAATTACTCCGGGGCTTGGATGGAGACATCGCCGTAGAACTTGCCGCCCCACTGCAGCAGGTCCTTTGCGACGAAGGGAATCAGGCGGGCCTTGGCCTTCTTGCCGCTGAAGTCCAGCAGCCATAGGCCGGCGGTGGTCAGCCGTACCGCGTCGGCGGTGGGGTGCTCGACAAAGCCTTCGGTGGTCTCGGCGCCGAAGCCCCAGTCATCCAGCTGCTCGTCGACCGTGTTGCGACCGTGATACAGAGTGACCTGCACCTTGCCGCCCGGCTCCATGGAGACGATGCTGTCCTCGGCGATGCCGTTCCACGTCGTCAGGATCTCGCCACCTTCTTTGGTGCCGATGCGCAGGTGGCTGCCATAGGTCATGGCCAGCCAGTGGTCGTTGAGCAGCGAGATCTGCGTCTGGATCTGTGCCTTGTTCAGGAAGTCGCATTGAGTTTGCAGGTTCATCGGGAGTTACCCTCTTGGTTGTTGTGGCGGGTGATGCGGCACTTGGCGGCGTGCACACTCTTGGTCCGCACCGCCTTGTCGCCTTCGTAGCGCTGGACCTGCACTTCCTCGCACCCTTTGGTGCGGTTGTGGCAGGTGTGGATGTAACCACCGAAGTAGCCGAAGGTGTGGAACGTGTCTTTATCGTCCATCGAGATCTCCCAGGCTGAGCACCTTGTGCCCACCTTCTTGGCTGACACCTTGGTGGATTTTGTTGAGGAAGATGCTGTAGCCGCCCAGTTCCCACTTCCAGACTTCTAACGGTTTGTTGTGGCGCTGGCACCAGGTGATCAACACCCACAGCGTGCTGACCTTCGGCGAGTGGTTCGACATGCCGTGGCGTTCGAACTCGTCGATCACCCGGCGGGCCACGGCGTTGGTGACGCCCTCTGGCCTACCGGTCTGCAGGAAGCGAATGGCTGGCGGGTACACCTTGACCCGGCCATCCCCGTCGAACGGGGCGAAGTTGGCATAGTTCGTCATTCCGCCTCCTCAATGACCAGTGTGACGCCGTAGCGGGAGCCGCCACGGGTGTCGTTGCACAGCTCGCAGGAACAGCGGGTGAACTCCTCGTAGCCGCTGCCCTCCGGGTCCTCCTCAGTAGGTTCGACGCCGGTGATCCAGTGACCGTTGCGCTCGCCCAGCTCAGACTTCATCCGCGCTTCCACATGGTCATCCTCGGCCGCCGAGGTGTGGTCGCTGAAGCCGTTGGCGACGATGCTGAAGCAGTCTTCGCAGACGCTGTAGAAGATTGTGTCAATTGTCGACATGGCCGGTGTCCTCCAGCGTGCGCTTCACTTCGTTGAGGATGTCCGGCATCAAGCCGCACTCCGGTTTGGTCAGGCGCACCAGCATGGCTTCCATCCGACTCGCTCGGCAGAAGGGGCAGCGATTGCCTTCAGGGTGCTTCAGGTGGCGCTCGCACATCCCGTACATCTCAGGATGGTCGGTGTCCGGCGCCGGCACCTCCGCCGTCCAGTTGCAGTGCACACCCTGCTCACGGGCCAAGGCATACAGCTCGGCATCGGTGGCGGAGGTGGCGCAGCGCTGCTTGCCGCTGAGGTGGTCGTTGAGCTGCTCCAGCGTCTTGATGTCGTAGAGCAGGTCGAACACGTAGGGGAGGGCTGTATAGCTCATGAGAACACCTGCCCGACCACGACCTGGCCATGGTTCTCGCACAGATGCACCACCACCCCGTGGAACGCCGACTGGCCGGACACACCATGCCAGTCGCCCTTGCGCAGCGGGCCTTCCTCCTCGGTGCGGACGAACTCGCCGATGTCCCACACGTTGCCTTTGAAGCGGAAGCCGGAGAAGTCAGACTGATTCTCCTCGCCTTCGATGTAGTCGAGCTCGGCTTTCTCAGCCTCGGTCAGTTCGTCCCAGTAGACCCGATCCCGGGGGATCAGGTTGGTCTTCACGACCGTCCCGTCAGATAACTTTTTCTTAGGCATGATTCACTCCATTAGTTTGCTTTGTCGCCGTATCAGGGAGATGTTGTCGTCGCTTTGGTAGCAGGTCAGGGCGACGGCCTGAAGGTTTTTGTAGAGCACCTCGGGGTTCAGGCGTCGGTTGGTGTAGGGGTTCTCGCCCTGCAGGTCCTCGTCGGTGAGGACGACGTAGCCTGGCTGCCACGGGGTTCCATCAGTTCGCGCCATTCCTCAACACTCCGGCGGGTGACCATCGGCGACAGCCGCTTGCGGTCTCTGAGACGCATGGCGTCCTTGAACTTGTTGCATTCGCCCTGACGGCCTTGGTAGATCTCGACCCACTGGCCGTCGGCGTTGCGGACCATGACGCGGTGTTGCTTGAACTTCATACCGTGTTGCCCTCTTCATCGAACTCCATCTCGTTGGCGATCAGACTTTCCTTGATCGCCTCGTCGCTGGTCAGGTACTCGTCTTCCTTCTCCAGCCGGTCGTAGATCCAGTCCATGAACAGGCGCAGGGCGGTCTTGATGTCGTCCTCGGCGTCTCCGATGTCACGGTACATGGAGTCAGCGTGGGTCACCTCGATGTGGGTGCAGCCGCTGTGGTTGTAGTGGCCTTGCTGCCTGACCGTAGCCTCCAGCTTGTAGAAGTGCCGGCTCTGCACGTCCTGCAGGTTGCGGCAGATCTGGTGCAGTTCAGCGTTTGCCGGGACGTCGACCCATTGCTTGGTCTGCGGGTCCTTGTAGCGGGCTGGGGCCTCTGCCTTCAGCTCGCGGAGGGCGCCCTTCCTGTAGCTGTAGGAGCCTTCGAAGCAGGCGCCGTCGCCCTGGCTGCTGAAGCCGCTGAAGTAGATGGCCGGCTCTTTGTGGCCGTGGCGGCGGGTGTCGATCTCGATGCCCATGATGGCCGCCATCCTGATGGCGTCCTCGTAGACCGAGTCCCACCAGTCAGTGTCTTGCGTGTTCCAGTTCCGGTGCTTGTCCAGCGCCCGGGCCTTGGCCTCGTCGCTGAGCTGGTCGAACTTGAACACTGGTGTTTCGATGGTGCGATGTGAAGTACCCATAGATGTCTCCGTTGTGCTGTTTCAGATGGCTCAAGTGACAAGGCTCTGTTTCCAGAGCCCTGCCTTGAATCAACTGCGGAACTTCTTTTTCAACTTACGCAAGTGCCACCAGGTGCAGAGCATGGCGGCGATCACCGCTGCCACGAACAACACCAGACCCATGGCCCAGCCCACCATCTTGGTGATCAGCCAGAAGGCCACGATGATGCCGAGTACATGGCTGATGGCTTTCATCAGCGCACCACCTTGACCGTGCTGTTGATGCCCTTGTCCACGGCACGGCGCACCGCGGTGGTTTCGGCTTCGTCCAGCCCGGTCAGGTAGGCATTGTTGAAGACCACCTGAGCACGAAGGCAGTAGGTCTTCTGGTCGTTGAAGCTGTTGGTGCGCTCCAGCCCCGAGGTCTTACCCTTGGGGATGCCGCAGTGGGTGTACAGGTCGTTGCCGTTGGCGTCTTTGGCGTTGGCGAACGAGTCGTCGTTGACCTCACCGACCACGATCTGATTGCCGAAGTCCGAGGTGATGTCAGCCGGCAACATGCCGAGGCGGCCGATGTACAGCATGCCGGCGATGTCGACCCGCACCCCACTGTCCATGGTGAACCCCTGGGCCACGGCTTCGGCCGCGCTGTACCAATCCTTGAACTCGACCGGCACGGCGCCGGCGTAGTCCTTGTCGGTTTTGATCCAGTTGTTGAGGGTCACGGCTGCGCCGCTGCCTTTGACGGTGGCGAAGGCGTACTTCTTCATCACCTTGTCGTCTTCCATGTCGCCAAAGTCGTCCACCGGACCGCCCTTGGGGAATAGCCAGTAGACCACCTCTTCATGGGCGTTGACCGCCTTGAACGAGGCCGGCATCGGCTGGGTGATCACCGCGTCGGCCTGGATGATGGCGATGTCGCAATCCCCGGCCTTGAGCTTCTTGGCGTTGTCGACGCTGCCACCGGTGGTCAGCACCTTGAGGTTGGTGCCGAGGTCACTGGTGATCTTGCCGCCGATGCTGGTGCCGAGGCCTTCGTAGAAGCCCCCGACGCCACCGGTACAGAAGGTCAGGGTGGGAGGTGGTGCAGCGTAGGCCAGGCTGGAACAGACCAGAAGCATCAGCAGCAGGGTGTTATGTAACAGTCGTTTCATGAGGCACTTCCTTTTGGTTGGGGTTGGTTAACTCGTCGTACCGGTCATGGATCGCCTTGCGGAACTCACTGTAGTAACTGTCAGTGAGGTCCGTGGGGTTGTTGATGACATGAGCCAGTAGTTCGGCGACGGTCATTTTCATGATCGCCGCGACGTACTCTTGATTGTTCATGGCGGGGGATGTTACTCGCTGGTTAGCGGGTTTACTACTGCTTGAAGATGTGCACCTTGCCGTCCACCGTCTCGCGGATGACCTCGCCTTCCTTCAGCACGGGGACCCGTTTCGACAGCCTGTTGGGCACCCACTTGCCTTTGATCAAGGACTCGGGCCGCATGATGTGGTCGACGGCGCGCTGTTCGGGCTGGCCGTCGACGAACACGGTCATGGTCTCGACCGTCAGGATCTCGATCGGCTCCTCCTCGCCAACGAAGGGGATGTTCCCGACGGTGATGTAGGCCACCGGGTCCCCGCCGTTGGTGTAGCGACCCAGCAGCGCGGTGTCCGAGTCGGCCGGCGCGGGGATGCTGCTGCCATCGGCGGTGGTCAGCAGCAGGTAACCACCGTTGCCGGGCAGTTCCCGTTTCAGGACCATGATGCCGCCCCCGCTGTTCCACACCTCGAAGCCGTACTCCTTGGGGTCGATGTAGAACCGGCTGCACTCCGACTGTGTCGGGTTGCGGATCTCGTAGCCGTCGTTGGTGAAAGCCATCACCTCTGGGTCATACGGCACGTTGATGGTGGTGCCGTTGACCAGGAACACCGTCATCGGCGGTTCAGGTTTCGTCGTCATCGTCTTCGTCCTCGACCACCGCCTCGGTGGCCTCTACGTCGCACATCGCCGTCTCCGGTTCGATGTGCCACTCGCTGGGGTCGGAAGGAGCACCGGCCACAGCAAATGCCTTGGCCTGCTCCTCGTTTTCGGCAGTCACCGTGACTTGTCGGAACATCGCGGCGCTGCCCATCAGGGTCACGAAATAGTCAGGCACGTTCAGCCTCCTTGCGGCTGCTCAGCCAGTTGAAGATCCGCCGCAAGACGTAGCTGCGGGCCATGCTGGTGATGGTGAAGAGGGCCACGATCGCCATGTTGTCGTGCAGTTTCAGCTCGTACCCATACAACGGGAAGACGATCATCTGCACCAACACCGACAGCCAGAAGCCGACGATCATGTTCACCGTGGTTTCGGCCAGGCTGCTGAGTCGCGACTGGCTCATCCTTGACAACTCCCCTGAGCTTTTATGCCGCACTTGACGCAGCTTGACCTCCAGCCGTTAGCCGCACTCTCCTCAGTCCATTCTTTGTGGGGGCAGTCCTCTACTCCCTTTTTGTCCAGCTGAGCCTGGATCTCTTCAATCAGGTCGGGGTGGGCGTAGAGCACGCCGTTGAGGTTGATGACGGTGCGGCTGGCCACGTAGGTAGTGACGAACTTTGTGGGCACCCACGGCGCCCACGGCCAGCTCCACAGGCGCTCCTTCCAGCCGCGCTGAACCTCTTCGACCTTGGGCTCGACGAGGCTGAGCGACGGCAGTATCTGGACGCCTTTGAATAGGGGGATGGGTTGGATCATTTACTCCTCTCTTAGCGCCTTCAGCGCTTCTTTCAGGTCGGCGATCAGTTGCTCGGCTTCCGTGGGCGTGATGCCCAAGGTGCCGACCCTTTTCAGGCGTAGGACCACGCAAGGGTCGCCGACATAGTTGGCTATGACCATGACGCGCCGGGGCTCGTCAGAGGGTCCGTGGATGGTCAGGCTGCGGCCTTTCAATTTGCACATGTCACACCTCGTTGGGTGATCCCTCCGCTTCGATGCGGATCGGGCAGTGCGGGTCATGGCTGGTTTCCGGCTCACCGCAGGCAATGCAGTTGCCTTCGCCGGGGTTGAAGTCACGGATCGGCAGGTCGTAGGAGGTCAGCAGCTCGCTGACGTTCTGCGAGGTTTCCGAGTCCCACTGATCCACGTCCATGGTGGTGTGGATCAGCTTCAGGCATTCCAGCAGCGCGGCGATCCGCTTGTACTGCTGCGGGCTGGGCCGGGTAAAGATGCTGCCCTTGCTCTGCAGTTCCATCAGGTCGGCCAGGTGGTCGACCGACATCAGGAAGGCCTCCGCCTCTTCCTTGGTGTCGTACAGGGTGTAGACCGCGCTGGTTTCCTTGGTGGACGTCGTGGAAACCTGCACCACCCGCTGAGTTACAGCGTTGATGTAGTACGGCATGTCACTCTCCCAAGAGCTTCAATAGCGACGGGCTGCTGCGCACCAGATCGGAATACTCCATCTCGATCCGGTTGCCCGACCTGATGTGCAGGACGCCTATCTGGAAGCCGATGTCGGTGCTGGCGAACTCGACCACGTCGCCGGCCTAGCCGGTGTGCAGCGCCAGCTGCACGGCCCTCGGCATCGCGGTGTCCATCCAGCTGTAGTAGCGGGTCCAGACCTTCTCCTTCTTTTTGCCACGGTACAGCGTGGCGCTGACGGCCCTCACGGGCCGATCTCCGGGTTGGGGTAGCTGAACACCAGACACTCGATCACGTAGGCCGAGTCGGTCGGTGGCGCCCACTGCTGGTCACCCTTGAACAGCTGCCAGCCTTTCATCACGGCCTTGAGGGTCAGGGTGTCGCCGTTGCGCATGAGGATTTCGGTGCCGTCGGCAACGTGGCCGCGCATCGAGTGGAACTCGTCTTGCTTGACCTTGGTAGTCATTCCAGCACTCCTTCAATGCTGTAGCCGAGGTTCTTCGCAGTCTCCCGCGCCTCTTTCTTGGTCCGGCACCACGGCTGGACGAGGTCGACGCCGTTCTGGTCGACGATCCGCCAAGCCGTGGTGTACCAGCCCCGCTTGATATTGAAGCGTTCCTGCTTGTCCTTCTTCAGCCGGCAGGTTTTCGTTGGGACAGACATAGTTCCTCCGCCTCCCGTGCCAGCCAGACCTTGATCAGCGCGTAGGCCAGGGTCTCGCTGGGGAACTTGTTGGTGCCGAAACTGCGCACGTCGTCGTCCTCGATGTGTTGCATCGCCTGCACCACCAGTTTGGTGAAGCCTTGGTGCAGGCCGACGCTGATGAAGGTTCGGTCGTTGAACCGCTGACGCCGGTTGAACAGCGTGTGGGCTTCTACCCAGCTGTTCAACGTGGCGTCCACGATGTCGAAGCACACCGTCAGGCGGTGGGCGTCCGCCGACGTCGGCCAGTTGGTGTGGCTGACGTCAAGCGCTCGGAGTTGTGTCAGGTACATGTTCTGGCTCCCACAGCAGGCATCCGGTGGATTCAATGGCCGCCTTGAACTCGGCCACCATGGCAGGCAGTCGGGCTTCCAGCAGGGCGGTCAGCTCGTCTGGCGGCAGCATCAGCTGCTCGTCGGTGGCGTCCGGCCAGATCCCGCAGCGGCGGGCGGCGTCGAGGTCACGCTCCTTGCCGGGGCTGTAGCCGGTGACGATCTTGATCACCTGGATCTGGCCCTCGTACATCAGGATGGCCTCGCGGAACTCCTCGGCCTCCGTCCGGCTGTCGAACGGGCACTTGTACCAGTCGTCCGCCCAGTCGTCGAAGCTGTACTTCGGCGAGAATTTGTAATCGGTGCCGTTGTCCCGCCTGACGTAAGGGATCTCGACCACCTCGAAGTTCTTGCGCTCGGGGTTGGTCTTCGGCGTGGCGGCGCGGTGTTCCAGCGCCGCCATCAGCCACTCAAGGAAGCCGCGCTCCTTGATGCTGAAGGTGATCGGGAACTGCCCGAACTTCAGGCGCTTGGCCCACTGGTTCGGCTCGCCCTTGGCCTTGCCGTTGTCCAGATTGCTGGCGTGGTACACCGTGTTGGCGACGTAGTGCATCGGGCTGTCGCTGCTCATGAAGTGCCACTTGATCAGGTGCTTCAACTCGGGGAAGACAGCGGCGATCTCCTCGTGACAGCACCCGCCGAAGTCCCAGTCGCGGGCCTTGTAGTGGTCTTCCCAACCGTGGCCGGTGACGCCGAAGCTGTTGTGGCCGTTGCCACAGTTGTCGTCGAAGCGTATCTCGGCGTGCATCAGGATCTTGCGACCCTTGACGGTCTTGGTGCGGCGCTCACTGAGCCATTTCTGGTGCAGGAACAGGCCCGGCTTGTCCTTTTTCGGCACGCGGGTCAGGCGGCCAGGCACGCCACACAGGGTTACTTGAGTTTCCATTGCTTAGTCCTTTTCTCTAAGGGTTGCGGTTACGGGTGCAGAAGCAGGCCGGTGGCGGCCAGTTCGTCACGGAATTGTTGTTGCAGGGCAGGCAGGCGGGCCGCCAGCGCTTCCCGTAGAAGTGGGTGGGTGAGCTGCTCGTCGGTGGCGTCCAGCCAGTGACAGCACTTGCGGGCCAGCTCCAGCTTGCCTTGCTCCACCCAGTACAGGGTGTTCTCGATGTAGTACAGCGGCTCGCCTTCACTGCTCAGGTGCCACTTCACCAGGTGCGCCAACTCCGGCCAGTATTGGACGGCTTCCTCAATGCTCAGCGGGCCGCTGACGTTGCCGAAGTCACGGACGATGCTGAAGCTGTTGCTGGTGTTTTGTTTGGGGCCTCGGTCGTAGCGCAGCAGGATGTCGAAGCAGCCGCCGGGCTTGAACTCGCGGCGGGCATAAAACTCCTGCCGATCCCATATGCCGTCGGCACTGGGGACTTTGATGAGGTGACCTTCGATGCCCAGCAGGGTGAAGGGTTCGCCTTTTTCGCGGTCGGTGGGGCTGATCCAGTAGTTGTTGATCATGTCAGTAGTCCTTGGCGTCGTAGAACTCGACGTGTTTAAAGCGCTGGATGTAGGAGGTCAGCGCCTTGATCGCCGCCTCGACCTTGTCTTTGTCCGTGCCGCAGATCTGGTAGCCCTCGGCCTGGGTGCAGAAAGAGGTGTCGTTCCAGATGCCTTCCGGCTTGGTCACCTCGGCCAGTTTGGCTTCGAACTTGTCGCACATCTCCCGTCTTTTCTCGCTAAACAGCGGGACTTCGGCGCTGAAGACGAACTCGACGGTGCCGTAGTGGAGGGTGGTGATGGTGTAGTTCACTCGTCCTCCTTGATGAACACGAAGAACGCATACACGCTCTCCTGGCCATCGTCGTCTTCGCTGTCGGGCTCCAGATCGAGGAACAGCTGGCGCTCATCGGGGTGGGGTGGTTCGACCTCGACCACCCCGGTGTCGGCGGGCTTGGCGGTGAGGTTGTTGACGGCGATCCGCGCTTGGCGGAACCACTCTTCGTCGTCTTCGGCCGGCGCGTCGGCGCCCATCACCGGGCCGTTGTGCAGCTCGTTGATCAGCTCTTCCTTCAGGGCCTTGAGGGTCATGCCGTGGTGGACGATGACCTGAATGTGTGGCAGGTGGTGGCCGCCCCAGTAGCTGGGGAGGCAGGTGTCGGCATGGGCTAAGGTGAGTTTCATGAGGGCTCCGAGGAACGGTTGGGGTTGGTTACAGGTGGGGCTTCTCTTCGCCCATGGACGTGGCACAGCCGGTGTGGATGCTGATGGCTTGCCACTTGCCGTCCTGATAGCGCCAGTGGGCCAAGCTACGCTGCACCGTGTCGGGCAGGCGGCCAGGTTGGTTCGGCTCCTCGAGGAACAGGGTGACGCTGCCTTCACCGATGGACTCGATCAGCCCGGTGGCGGGCTGGGCCAAGGCGAACTCCTTGGCGGTGTACGTGCCCTTTTCGTCGTAGTAGCGGGCTTCGAAAATTTTATGGCTCACGGTTCCTCCCGTGGAACTACGGTCAGTGCCGCCTTGGCCTTGCGTTCCAGGCGGCGGGCGATCAGTTTGGCCATCTCCTCCGGCGTGGTGTCGAAGCGCTCGGCCAGTTCGGTGAGTACCTTGCGCAGTTCGGTGGTCAGGGCCTTGACTCGGCTGACCTGTGCCTTGTGCTCAGGGCTTGCGAGATGTTCCGCCAGTCGCACCCCGGCCATCTCCAGCTCGTAGGCCGGGGTGCCGGGCAGGTTCTGGAACTGGGGTTCGCCGGGTTGGCGGCCGGTGGGGCTCATACTGCCTCCCAGCCGGTCAGGACGTAGGTGTCAGTCCATTCCTTGTCGCAGTCGTTGCAGCCGACCTTCTGGTAGGCCTTGCCTTCGTCGATCACGACCTCGCTGCCTTCGATGTCCGTGCTGCGGCAGTAGGGGCATTGCAGGCCTTTCTCTTGGACGTAGTCCACGTTGCTGGTGGGTTGGCGGCTCATCGCGTCACCTTCTTTTCCGGAGGGAACAGCACCAGCCGATCGACCAGGCTGAGTTTGGCCATCGCCGCCTTCATCACCGCCTCGACGTCGACCACGATCGGCTCGATGCGCAGGCGGCTGTCGTTGCCCTTGCGGCGGGTGGCGGCGTCCTTTTCAAAGGTGGCGTAGATCACGGTGCCACCCTTGTCGTTGTGGTCACGGCCGTCGACCCCGCCGGGTTCGGAGACGACCTGATAGACGATGCGGTCGGTCATACAATCTTCCTCAGGGCCTGCTGAAACATCGCGAGGTCCACCATGTCACCTTGGTGATCGTCACCACCCATCCAGTTCCACTTGCCACTGTGCGGGTTGAGGCGATCGCCAAGGTCCAGTTGTTTGGCCGCTTCGATGTCCTCGAAGCGGGTGCAGATGCAGCAGTCGGAGTCGATGCTGACCCGCAGTGGGCCAGCCTTGGTGCTGACCGTGTACGGGTACGTCTCGTTCTGCGGGGCGTAGACGGCGCCGACGTGGTTGAGGATGCCGTTGGCGGCGATGTTGTAGGCCGCCCGTTCATTGAATTTGCGCTTCACGCGGCACCTCCTGTGGCGGCCGGACCAGTGTGTCGCCGGTGTTGTGGCAGTAGCGCAGGGCGTCTGCCTCGTTGTCGAAGACCATGCAGCTGGCCAGTTGGTTGGGCTTGTCGCTGATGCACTTGTAGCGACCGGGCTCAGGCTTCCAGAGCAGCTGCAGGTTGGTCGGGTTCTGTTGCTGGTGCCATGTGCTCACTGGGTGCCTCCAGTTTGGCGATCAGTGCCTTGTTGTTCGGGGTGAGGATGTCGCGCTGCTTACGAATCACCAGGGTTTCGATGATGTTCAGGCAGTCCGCCACCGAGTAGTTGACCCGGAAGTGGTTGCGGATGATGGTGGTCAGTTCCTGTTCCGACTTGGCTTGGATGTTCACGTCGGTTGATCTCCCCGTTGTACTGCGTTGTAGACCCAGTCCCAGTAGCCGAGCAGGGTGTTTTCGTCGGCCACTTCTTGGCGCCACTCGTCGAACTCATAGTCCGGGTGGCCACCCCAGCCACCGTCGTTGGGGCTGTACTTATCCTGCATCTGCAGGGCGGTGAGCTCCATGTCGTCGGTGGGATCAAGGAGGCGCAGGGCCTCCTTGATGGTGGCGCGGTCCTTTAGGTTGGTGGTGTTGCGGTGCAGCAGGGCCAGCCGGCCGATCAGGTCGCTGGGCTCATTCTTATCGGTCATGGCGTGCTCCAGACAACGAATCGGTGAGGGTGGAAGTCGTTGGGGATCGTGTAGTGGGTGACCGCCTCGCTGTGGCTGATCCGCCCTTCCTCGATCCGCACGTCCGGCAGTTCGTCGACCAGCACCAGCCAGATGTCCTGACGCCCCACCAGTTTGGCCTTGGGCTTGAGCTGCAGGGTGCCTTGGATGTCGAACTGCATGGCGCCGTCCTTCACCACGATGGGGCTGACGATGGTGCCGTAGGGCAGCAGGTCGAGCTGGGCCAGGGTGACGATGCGCAGTGGTTTCATTTGAGGCGCTCCTCACAGAATTTCCAGCCGGCCCGCAGGGCCTCGGAGTAGTTGGCGTAGGTCCCGTGGGAGCGAATGTTCAGCGCGGCCACGTACCACCAAAACTCGCCACTTAGCGAGCTAACCTCGACGGCGTAGGTGCGGTTAGCCATGGCGCGGATCTTCCGTGGAGAAGGTGACCTTGTCGGTGCGGGTGGTGACGAACATCACGTCAATCGCGCCCGGTCCCTTGTCACGCTGCAGCCAGACGTACTCGGCGTGGTAACCACGCACCGTCATCAACTGGGGCTCGACGGTGTTGAAGCCCCACACCACGTTGTGCGGGGTGACCCACACCTTGACCCCCATCGGCGGCAAGCCCAGTCCGGCCCAGCTTTCGGCAGCGGTCGACGGCGACTTGGTCGGGCTGTCGTAGGAGTTCGGGCCGATGTAATGCAGCCAGGCGTCGTAGACCGCCCAGTCGAGGTCCTTGCCGAGCTGGATCTTGTCCGCCTTGGCATGGTTCCAGCCGCCGCTGGTGACGATGTAACCGGCACGCTGCAGCATGTCCAGCATGTGCACGGTGCCGTACTGGGCCGGGGCGCTGACCGTGTTCAGGTCGTTGATGGCCTTCATGAACTGATGGAGGTTCTGCCCCGCCCAGGTCTTCACCGCGTCACGGATCACGGCTTCCCTACCACCGGGCACGTCCAGCCGGTAGTTGCGGCGGCGCCAGTGGGTGTCGGTGATCTCGTAGCCGGCCTCCTCCAGCAGCGGCTCCATGGCGCGGATCGCGGCGAAGGCGGACTGCGCCTTGCCCATGTCGAAGCGCAGTCCGGCCTCGGTCATGCGGTGAACCGTGGTCTGCCTCATGGCCATCTCGTCCTGAATCTTGGCCACCACCTTCTCATGCTGACGCCACGCATCCCGCCACGCCATCTCCTCGGTGGGGAACAACGGGCTGACCCGGTTCGCTTGGTTGTAGCGCCAGTAGTGCGGGGTGCATCCACTGAACAGCTCGGCGAACGGCTCTACGGTGAAGCCACGCCGGCCCAGCTCGGCGACCTCCTTGTGGAAGCCGACGTGGTGCCAGTAGGCGTTCTTCACGGTGCTGAGCAGGTCCTTGCCGTCCGGCGCGCGGCCTTTCTCCGGGTGCTCCCACACCCACGCCGTGCCCTCTTCCAGCGGCTCGAAGTCGAACACGAAACCGGCCTTGTCGAGGGCTTCGAGGTAGGGCGGGAGGGGGTCTGGGAAGCAGTCGTCACGCAGGCCGAACTGCTGGAGCTGGTTGATTTGTTGCTGGCTGATTTGCACGCCATTGGCATACGCCACCGCACGGAGGGTGCGGTCCGATGTGAGGAACACAGTCATAATGCTTAGTCCTAGATTGAGAGTAACTCGTTGGTTTCGTTGGTTATTTGCGGGAAATTGCGGGGGTAGCCGATCCACAGGTCGTGGGGCTTGCTGCTGTAGCCGTACATCTTCTGGACGTGCCAGCGTAACCAGACCCGCGCCTCCAGAATGTCGGCGAAGGGCTTGTAGATGATCTGCAGGGCTGCCTGGCTGGCCCGCTCCGGTGTTCCCTTGGTCAGGCCCAGGCCGAGGAACGCCGCGATGGCTGCCTCCCCTATGTAATGGCCGTAGTACATGAAACCCCGGCGGTCCCACCCAAGCCCGACCGCCTTGAAGCGCCGGTCGTGGCAGGCGAAGTAGCGGAACAGCTCCTCCAACATTTCCGGCCCGTGAAGGGTGTCGTCGTGCCGACCGAGGTAGACCTCGTCGAACAGGCAGTCAACCATGGTCCAGCGAAACCGAATCTGCTGAGTGGGGGACATACGCATTGCGGCACCCATTTGTGGGGAATGTTGGGGAACTACACCCACCTTAGTCGCTACTTAGCGAGAAAGGCTTGTGCCGGTAAACGGGGAGTCCCTTTCCATTCAGGCCGCTGACGTAGAACGTCCCGGGCCCACTCCACAGTGGCCGGTTCGGCGATTGCAAGCGCCGTGCCCACTTGGCCTTGCCGAGGTCGGCGTAGCGCAGGTCGGTGGCCGCCCCGCGCAACTGCTGCTCACAGGTGAAGTACGGCGACACCTGCAGCATCTCGACGACCTCGTCCAAGGTCTCGGCGGTGAGGAAGGTCTCACCGCGTCTCTTCAGATCATATACGGCAAACTCCGCCCAGTTCGCTACCGATATGCCGGTAAGTAGCGACATTCCGACGAGCGTAACGGCGGACAGCTTGCTGCTCTTGAGGACCTTGTGGTTCAGCCGCTGGATGATCAGCCGCGCCGTCACCACCTCCGCATCGCTGATCCGGTCCTCATTGCGCCCGCTCAGGTCCAGCTCCAGCCACGGCTTCTCGAACACCCGGCGCACCGCGCGGCTGAAGATGATGTCGTCGACCAGCACCGGACGCCGGCCTTGCGCAGCGTACTCGGTCATCTCACCCCCTTCCGGGTCCATCAGCCGGGTCGCCTCGGCCATCACCGCCAGCTTCATGGCGGTCAGCGTGCGGCGCAGCGTGGCCGGGTACGCACCTTGGTTGATCAGCAGCCTGGCGTAGGACTCCGCCGCCGGCAGTTCGAGCAGGTACTGCTGCTTGAGACTGAGGTGGGCGTACTTCTTGCCCGGCTCCTCGTAGCTGCTGTCGTAGCACTCGTCGACGTGCAGGTGAGGGAACTGCGCACCGAAACCGACAATGGGCAGCGCCCGGGCCAACGGGGTCGGGACGTAGGGCTCGGGGAAGAAGTCCATCAGGTCCATGGCCTTCCACGCCAGCTCCTCCAAGGTGCTGATCGGGATGCCGCCGAGCAGGTAGGAGACGAGCAGCGGGCTGACCAGATCGAGGGTGCGTTCGCCGAGGGCAGCCTTGATCAGGGTCTCACAATACTTGGTCAGCACCTTGTCACCGTAACGTGCCGGGCCGATCAGGATGCGCTTGCCGACGCTGCCGTGGCCCAGAGCATCGAGCAGGGTGCCGGCGTAGGTCATGGCGGCATGCAGCATTTCAGGTCCGTCGGGGTCGAGGTGGGCGCCGGTGATGCGGTGGCTGGCCCGTAGGTTGGAGTCACCGAGGGGCAGGTAGCAGTTGAGGCCGATACGCCGGCTGCGAGTGCCGGCCGGCTTCTTGTTGCGAAGGCGCTCTAGGATCGGCTTTTCGAGGCGTTCCTTGAGCTGGTACGGGCTGACAAGGGAAAATTCCATGAGGTTATGCCTTATACCGTCAATGTTCATTGGGCGAGCCGTGAGTGGGATAATTTTCGGCTCGTTGGGTGCTGAAACGTGGAAATCGGTTTTGGCAAAAAATAGCATAACGCCGAAGCCTCTGCACTACCTTAAGAGGAATCTTTGCGTGACCGTTTCGCACTAGACTTTTGCGTCGAGGCCGTCGGACCCCTAAAACACGATAAGGTATAAGGGGTGGGTGACGGTTTTATGCGGGTTGTAGGGGTGGCTGCACGATCGGTGGAAAGTGTGGTGGATCGGCTGCAGGGTAGACGGGGTAAGGGGTGTGGGGGAGATGGAGGGTGTGGGCGTGGGTGTTTTTGGCCTTATCAGCGTAGATTGAGAGAACGAACCTGAAAATTGGATTTCCAAAACAACCCCCAGTATTACGTTTTTAAAAAACCCACGTTTTTCGTAGACGGTTTTTTTAACTCCGTCTCTCAGCTTATCAGCCCTTATACTCCCCCATACCCCCTCTATACCCCCTCTTACTTGTTATCTTCGAAGAAGAAGAAGAAGAGCCGTTCATCGGATAAAACTTGACAGACACCATTTCTTTGTTTCGTGCCGAAACGTACAGCCACCTCCTCATGGCTGCTCAGGGGGTTGACGGGTGGCGCCCCGGGGCCGGGCGGTGCGTTGGCTGCGCAGCTCCCAGCCTTCGCACAGGGCGACGATGGCCACCGCGAGCAGCACCAGGGCACCCAAGGCCCCACAAACGCCCCACACGGCCGCTGTGGGGGCGTTGAGGCCGCATAACATGAGCCAGCCGATCAGATCCATGGGTCGACCTCCTTGGCAAACGTAGTGAAGTCCACGTCGCTGTCCAACCACCGATGCCCACAGGTAGCCTGGCTGCGCTCAGCCGCACCTTGACGGATGGCCTCCTTTACGTCCCAGATCACCCCGTCGACGCTGCGGTAGACGAACTCGCAGTGCTCGGTGAGGAGGATGGTCAGGTAAACGTCGCGCACCCCGGCGGCGAACGCGGTCAGGGCCCGCTGATCGTCAGCGGGCAGGCTGCTGTCGACCTTGCCGAACACGTCGACGTCGAGCATGTCGAGGTAGTCCTCGCGGGTCAGCTTGAGCAGCTTGACGATCTGGTACACGGTGCGCGCCGCGTTGAGGATCTGGTCACGGCTGTGGATGGCCACCTTGTTGCGGTTCATCAGCGCACCTCCCGGACCGGCAGGGCCCCGATCTCGGCGCTGAGGGCGCTCCACAGGCTGCTGGCGGCGTCCGCCCCGAGCTCGGGGATGGCGACCCCGGTTTGCGCGCTGATCCACGCCGGGAGCCTTCTGAGGGCGGCTACGACGTCACTCTCACCGTTGGCCTTGGCCAGCTGCAGGGCGGCGTCGTAGGCGCCGGGGTTCTCGATCAGGTCGTTCATGCGCAGCCGCCGTACTGGCGTTTTACAGGTCGAGCGATAGGGGCGGAAACCGTGCTGCTCGACGCACCAGTTGCCGAGCTTGGCCACGGCCACGGCGGTGTGGGCGGCGGCGATGTTGCAGTGCACCGGGTGGCCGCCGTCGAAGCGGTACACGCTGCAGGCGTAGATGTTGATCAGGTGGATGGGCAGGTCGAGGTCGGCGCTGAGGTCGGGGTTTTTGGATTGCACGGCCACGGCGAGGCGGGTCATGAGGCTCATAGGGCTAATTCCTTACTGCGGTTTTTGAGGGAAATTCGTTTAAATTCCGTAACTTATGGGAAATTTTCAAGGTGGTTTTCACGCGGAAAACTTCCCATAAGGCACAGCGCCGCGCCCACGCCAAGACACCCGCGCGCGCGTATAAAAAAGGCCAGGCTGCGGAGGCAGGCCTGGCCAAGAGGGAGACGGTCTACGGGTGTCGCGGTCAGAAGGTGAAGGTCTGGTCAAAGTCGCGCTGATACCAGTTGCCGCCGTAGCGCACGCGGCCTTCCCGGTCGGCCGGCTCATTACTGCGCAGATTGTCGTGGGCATTCGCCAGCGTGGCGACGTCGGCGGTCTCGCCCGTGGCGGCCATGGGCACCACTTCACAGCGTGAACCGAACTTGTTGAGCTGTAACAGGTCGTCGGCCATGTTGGCGCAGTCTTCAATTTCAGCCATGGTCGCGTCCGTCCAGCTTTGGAGTTCCATGGTCTGGCATTCATCATGCGCGGGGACACCGGGGGCGGCCGGGGCCATGGTGCACGACAGGGTCAACAGGAAGGCGGCAAGCATACGGATTCATCCTAGAAAAGGCCGGGGCCCGGTGCGGGCCCCGTGGGAAGGGGAAGGGTTAGGCTGCGTCTTTCGCGGCTTCGGGCTCGACTTTGCCGCCGGGTTTGGCCGACTTGCCTTTGCGGCCTGTTTCCAGAAGTTTGTCCGCCGCGGCGACGTCAATTTGATCCTGTGGCGTGGCGGCTTCCCCGGCTTCGGCGGCCTTCTTGGCTTTCGCCGCTTCCTGTGCCACCAGTTGCGCGTCAAGGGCCAGAAACAGCGCTTTCGCCTTGACCATGGCCGACAGAATCTCCTCCTCGGTCCCGATAAAGCGGTTATCTTTAAAGCATTCCAGCGCCTTGTCAGCCTGTTTAGCGAAAGCGGTAGCGGTCATTTTCGGCGCCACTTCTTCCTTTTCCACTTCGGGCTTTTCCAGATTCTTAAACTGCGTGAAGGTTAGAGCGAAATCGCCGTGGGCGCTGTAGAACTTATCGCGCAATTGAACCACGGTGTCCGATTGTTCCGTAGCGCCGACCGCGACAAAGTGCGTGGCCAGAATGCTGTCCTTTTGCAGTTTGACCAGCGCCAGCTTGTTGTGCTCTTTATCCCAGATTAAGCGGGGAAAGTGCGCTTTAATGTAGCCAAACACTTCTTGGCCGAGTTTCGACAGCGCGCCGGATTTAACCCGCATTACGTCAAGGGCAAACAAGCTGTCCATCCAGTTACGATTGCCATGTTGTGCCAGTTGGACAGTGGCGGCATTGGCCCAAACCGAAAGGATATTCTCGTGTTTGCCGAAGCTTTTCTTGTATTGGTTGATTAAGCGCTGGTCAACCGGCTGGCCCTGTACAGTGATAAGGGTAACAGCGGGGGTAGTGTTGGTAGTCTTAGCCATGATATCTAATTCCTTATTTCAGTTGGTTATGGCATGTACCCGAAACAGGTACATGTTCTAAACAACTAAGGTTAGTTGGGAGTGTTAATTCTAAGTTCTAAGTTCATCTAGTCGGGCATAGCGCCTAGTGGCTATGCCCTTGTCAGTTCATCATTAACCGTGGTTTGTTGGTCGGTGAGTCGTCGTATGTAGTATCAGAATAAGATAAGCGGAGTTATCCCGTGCCGGTCGGTTAATGTGTAGCGGTTAGTGATGTTAAAGAGTGGGAACAATCTTGACCATGTCCGGGGCTTTACCTGACGTCTAACCGCCCGTTGAGCGGTGAGTCTGGCGTGATACCGTTGATAAAGGTTAAACCGTGTAACCAGCCCTCTAGCTGTTACTGGCGAGCCGTGTGGATATCTGGCCAGTGGTTATACAGTAAGGAAGTTCTATCCCCCGATCGAATGGGACAACCTGACGCTGTTCAGGTTATCGAGGGCATGACTTCCCCGTGCCTGGCAATGCTAGTGCCAGACATGGTTGTCGCGGGTATCCGCAAATGGAGCATGGGCAAATTGTTAAAGAGCGGGCCACGCACAGGCAGACAGCCGGGGCGGGCGGGTAGGCCAGCTGGCCTACCCTGTGGAGCGTGTTTCGTTGTTACGTCCTACTGAGATGAACTATAGACATATAAGAAGATAAGAGCAAGGCGAAAAGCATAGAAAAAGTGAAAAAGATTTGCCCAACCCCGCCCCCTATTTTCTAGCACGGGAGTGACGTGCCAGACCGCCTAGGTCAGCGCTGGAAATTTTTTACTTTTTCAAAATCCACCCCTACACTCACCCCCACCCCGGCACGCAAGCCCGCAAGATCCCCTGCCGTCACGACGACACCCTCACCCAACGTCAGGATGACCCTCACCATGACCCTCACCACCGCACAGTCCCCGTATGCCTCACCCGACGCGCCAGTGACCCCCGAACCGACGGCCTCAATCACCGTGCCCCCGTTCGCCGAGAACATCATGCCGCTCCCGCACTACGGCCCGACCCCCGACCCGCAGCCACTCGGCACCGCCCCGGTCGGCCAGGAACACAACGTGATGCTCTGCGACTCCCCGGCCCACAGCATCGAGCCGATGCCCGTCCCCGCCATCGAGCCATTGCCCACCCCCGAGCAGATCGGCAAGGCCTTCCTCGACTGGTCCCGGCCGCGCGTGACCCGGCTGAAGATGACCCTGCACTACGTCGACCCGCTGCCCAACGACGGCACCGACAACCCACTGACCCGCTGCACCTTCGGCGCGGTGTACTCGGCGAACAAGGCCGAGGAAGACTTCGTCTACGGCAAGGCCACCCCGTTCGGCAACCTGCAGTACAACGTGCGCTCCGATCAGGCGGAACACCTGGTGGTCGGCAAGGCCTACTACATTGACATCCAGGCCGTCCCCGACTAACCTCGCGCTGCACTCCCCAAGTGCTCCTACGGTTGAAGTTAGTGTTGCCCTGTACTGCCCTTTGACGGCGTTCCTCCCCCAAGGCGTCGTGCTCCAACGGAGACCTCAAGGCTTAGTCCTCCTTGAGGTCTCCGTCTTTTTGTCCTATGCTCGCCCTCGCCACTTAGCGAGGAATCCCCACATGGAAGTACAAGACACCGTCATCACGGCTGCCTACCAGCTGATGAACTGGATCGACACCCTCACCCCCGAACATTTCATCGCCATGGCCGTCTGCTACTTCGCCGGCCACCTGCTGCGAGGACGCCGCCATGAGTGAAAAACCCTTTGACCTGTCCGACTTCCCCGGCTCATTCATCACCAGCGCGATCATTGCCGACGGCACCGTCAGCCATGAGCTGACTCCCAAGGTCGCGGATGCCACCATCGACGGCGCCAACTTCTACCTGCTCGACACCGCCGCCGCCCCCGTCGCCACCTTCAGCAGCGAGATCCGCACTGACCGTCAACCCGCCGCATCGGTCACGCTGCCCCTGCACGGTGGCCGCGCCCACTACGAAGAGCATCAGGCCCAGGTCCTCGGCTACACCGACGCCAACGGCAATGCCAGGCTGCCCGACCACCTGATTGGCCAGACCCCGCCGGGCGACCTGCGCCGCTTCTTGGCTGCCACCCAGCGCAAGGTCGAGGAAGTGCAGAAGGCGTACCCGAGTCTGCTGCTGGAGGCGCACACCTACCCGGGCATCAACGACCGCCACCTGAACATCGCCCGCCACCACATGGAGATCGGCCTGATGTTCTTGGAGAAGGCGCTGCGCGACGTGGAAATCACCGACGACGGAAAATAGGCGTTGACGACGTAGGGATTCGTCGCTAATCTGCGGGCTCCGGACAAAGGTGTTTCAAGGATGAGACACCCCGGACTGATTCTAGAGGGTTCGCCAAGTGGTAAGGCCCGGGGTTTTGATCCCTGTACCGGTGGTTCGAATCCATCACCCTCTGCCAGCTTCAGTGGGGTAGCTCAGTTGGGAGAGCAGCGGCTTCATACGCCGAAGGTCGGTGGTTCGATCCCACCCCTCACTACCAGTCAGACGCCGTAGCTCAGTTGGTTAGAGCACATGCCTGTCACGCATGGGGTCACGGGTTCGAGTCCCGTCGGTGTCGCCATACCCCAGCCCCGCCACCGTGCGGGGCTTTCTTTTGCCTCAAAACCCCGCTAATCTGCGAGTTAAGTCGGCCCGTGCCACCCGAGTTACCTCATCCTCGATCGACCCACGGATAACAGCCACACGCTGTAATCGGGCAAGAAGCCCCAGCCGGCACCTACTCACCGAACGGATTCCTTACCATGTCTGCCACCACCGCCAACATCCAAGACCTGATCGACTTGGTCGCCCACAACACGGGCAGCACCAAGGCCGATGCCAAGGTCTTCATCCTTGCCACACTGCAGGGCATCAACCAGCTGGTCAACGACCGCAACGGTGTGACACTGCGCGAGTTCGGCCGCTTCGAGATGCGCTACCGCAAGCCGCGGATCAACAGCCGCCCGATTCAGGGCGAGCCGACGACCATCCCGGCGCGTGAGCTGCTGCACTTCACGCCTAGCAAGCTGCTGGCCAAAGAGGTGGACTACTGATGGCCGCGCGGATCGGAAACCTGCCAGGCATCACCACTGGGCCGGACGACACCGGCTGGGACAAACCGGTGGTGGAGCCGTCGACGGCGCACCCGGAGTCGTACCGGCCGATGGCCAACCTGCCGCCGGTGACCAACCTCGCCTCGCTGAAGTACGCCGACCCGCCGCTGCACGCGGCGATCGAGCTGCTGATGATGAACCTCAAGCTCGACATGCTGCCCGACAGCATCCAGGCCGACATCGTCGAGGTCATGTCGGCCTCGACCAAGCGCGCGCTGGTGCAGCAGATGGCCGGACTGGATGCGTCGGTGCTGGTGACCTTCAAGCAGCAGCTGAAGCTGATCGAGGCGGTGACCAGCCGCGTGGTGACGCCGGAAGGCCTGCCGATCACCGGGCACCAGCTGGACATCAGCGTGAAGGACGCGCTGAACATGTCGATGAAGGTGATCGGCATGCTGGTCAAGGACCTGCCCAAGGTGCTGACCCTGTCGCGGGTGCAGCGGCTGGAAGACAGCCTGCTCAAGGTGGTGGAGACGCTGCCGCGTGCCGCCCAAGACGAGGTCCTGCGCCTGCTGGAACAGGAAGAACTGAAAGCCGCGAGGGAAAGCAAATGAGATGGAGACCGTGGGTCACCCGCAAAGAGTTGGCCGAGGTGCAGCGCCAGCTGTCGACCCTGACCGTGAAGTTCGAGGCGCTGTCCACTGAGTTGCAGATGCTGCGTGACCCGGTCCGCGAGTTCCGCCGCATGCACATGAATATCGAGGCGCCGCTGACTGAAGAAGAACGGAATAATGTTGAAAATATGTTGAAAAACAGCAAGTTACCAGAACAAATTCGGCGTGGTTTTGCGCGCGGCGGGTCGATTGCGTCCCGCAGCCCGGTGGGCCGGTTTGGTGAGGTGCCGTCGGAACAGGTACGCTCCACCGATGGCCCGACCTACGACATCTACGTGACGGAAGAGATCCCGCCCCTCAAGGAGTAATTCGCGTGAGCGACCAAGGAACGGTATCAGCCCGGTTCAGGATGCAGCTGAACCGGGAGGAGGGCATGAAAGCCCTCGACAAGGTCATCCTCCAGCACGGCTATTGCGAGGGGGAGCCCTTCTCCTTCGACGACCACGAGTTCCAGATCGACATCGTCAACGACACGGCGCAGCGCATCGACGTGCGCAAGTGCTCGCAGGTCGGCCTGACCGAGATGATGGTGCAGAAGACGCTGGGCATCATGGCGGTGCAGAAGAACATCCGCATCATGTTCAGCCAGCCGACCAAGGAAATGGCCGGCAAGTTCTCCAAGGACCGGATCGACGGGACCATTGCCTGCAGCCCGTTCTACGCCGGCCTGGTAAAGGCCGGGTCGGACGCCGCCGGGATGAAAAAGCTCGGGCAGAACATGCTCTACATCATCGGCACCTACGGCGCCAACTCGGCGATCTCGGTCCCGGCCGAGATGATCATCTCCGACGAAATCGACTTCTCCAACGAGGCTGTCCTTGGCAAGTTGAACTCGCGTATCCGTCACGCCAAGACCGTCGACGAGAAGGGCCAGCGCGGCTACCGCTACCGGTTCAGCACGCCGACGGTGGACGGCTTCGGCATCGACGTCGGGTTCCTCGCCGGTGACCAGCGCTACTACATGTGCAAGTGCCGCCACTGCAACGACTGGGTGGTGCCGGACTACCTGAAGGACCTGATCCTGCCGGGCTGGGACAAGCCGCTGCTGGACTTCAGCAAGGACAACCTGGACGACGAGCGCATCCGCATCGACGAGGCCTGGATCAAGTGCCCGAAGTGCGCCAACGACCTGTGGACCTCGCTGCTCGATCCGTCGCGGCGGCAATGGGTGGCGAAGAAGCCGGACAACTTCAACCACAGCTACCAGGTGTATCCGTGGGACGTGCCGAAGTACAACACGCCGTCCGGCATCATTCGCCAGTACGAGGGCTACCCGCTCAAGTCCGACTTCTTCAACTTCGTGATCGGGCTGCCGTTCTCCGATGCCGAGAACAGCTTCACCGTCACCGACGAGCACCGCAAGAACACCTGTGACCTGGACCTGTGGATCTTCGGCCAGATGATGAAGAGCGGCAGCACGGTCGGCGGCATGGACGTCGGCAAAATCATCCACCTCTCGGTCAAGGTCAAGGTGCCGTTCGGCTGGCATGTGATCTGGATGGAGAAGATCCACAACACCAAGGCCGACCCGGCGCTGCCCAAGGTGCTGGCGCGTTTCGACTTCTACCGCATGCGCAAGCTGTGCGTCGACGCCGGCCCTGACATCACGCTGGTCAACAGTCTGGTCTCGGCGCGGCCGGGGCGGATTCAGGCGGTGGTCTACACCGTGGTGCCAGGCTTCGTGCCGATTCACCTGAAACCCGACGGCGACACCATCAACGCTGACCGGACCAAGACCCTGAGCCTGCTGCTCAGCCAGCACAACTCCGGCGAGGTGCACTACCCGGCCAAGGACGAGTTGAGGATCGAGCTGTTCAAGCACTTGGCCACGACCAAGAAGATCCGCGAGCGCAACGCACTGGGCGACATGGTCGAGAAGTTCATCAAGACCGACAAGCAGGACCACTGGGTCCACTCGCTGAACTACTGCAACATCGCCGCGATGTCGCTGGAGCAGTTCGAGGACCACAGCGTGGTCGGGGTGATGCCTGGCACGTCCTCGGTGAAGTTGGGCAGCAAGGTCGAGGAAAAGCCGCAGGTCGTCGAGATGGGCAGCCAGTTGGCGGGCATGTTCGGCTTCGCCAAACGTCGAGGGATAACGCGCTAATTAGCGGGGAATGTGAGTATCCCTCACATTCCCCGCTAGGTGCCGGTAAAAGACCTCTTGTAATTCAGGCCCTTGGCCTACTAAACTCGCGCCATCTCTAAGGAAGAACATTCGCCATGGCTGGCACCAAGACACCGGGAAGCAAAGGATCGAGGTTTGCGGCAGTCAATGCGCAAGTCGTCCTGCCGACCCGAAATCTCGCCGGCAAGGCCCGCGCCAAACGTCCAGGTTCCGACCTGAAGAACGGCGCCGCCATCGCCAACACGTTGAAGAAGTTCGATCAGAACGCAATCAACAACGTCAGCTCCCGCACCGATGTCAACGAGATCATCAAACTGCTCTGCCGTGAAGACGGCATGTTCAGTTCGGCTGCCAACTCGATGGCGGCGATCTCGGTGGGAGCCGGCTTCAGATTGGCAGGGTACGACGCCACCGGTGCCATGAGCACCGAGGTGATGGCCCTCGCTTACAGCCTCATGGATGGGTTCTCGACGCTGCACGATTACAGTAAGGGATACAACGATAAGCCAGGGATGCAGTCGCTGTTGTCGAGTCTTCAGACGGACGTGATCACAACAGGAGGTTGTGGTTCTGAGCTGGTGCTGGATGCACAGTTTGGCCCTGAGAGGCTTGTGCCGATTGGGTACTCCACGGTGGGATGGGAAGCTGATGGCCAAGGAGGGCGCTACCCCACGCAGGATGGCGGGGACCTCAAGCTAAACATCCCAACCGTTTTTATCGCCGAACACAACCGCAATCCGGACGAGGCCTACTCCGTAAGCCTGCTGCGTCCCGGCCTATCGCAAGTCATGAATTTCAACGGCTTCATCGAAGACATGCACCGGGCGCTGAACCGCACCGGGCATAGCCGTCTGATCGCGACCATCGTGTCCGAGAAGATCCAGAAGGCGGCCTCCGATGAGATCAGGAACGACCCGGTGAAGATGGGCGAGCTGTTCAATCTGGTGCTGGCTGAAGTGCAGGAAGCACTGGCCGGACTGGAGCCTGAAGACGCCGTGGTGACCTACGACAGCGTGACCTACGACGTCAAGGACACCGGCGGCAACAAGGCCGACTACAGCTCGATGCTGACCACGCTGGGCAACATGCTCGGTGCCTCGCTCAAGACCCCGGCTTCGGTCAGCGGTCTGCGTGCATCGGGCGGTCAAGGCCTGTCCAACGCCGAGACGCTGATCTACCTGCAGGTGGTGCAAGGCACCCGCCCGCCGGTGGAAGAGGTGATGTCCCGCGCGCTGACCCTAGGCTGCCGTCTGCAGGGTGTCGACGGCTACGTGGCCTTCGAGTTCCTGCCCATCAACCTGCGCCCCGACATCGAGCTGGAAGCCTACTTCGGCACCCGGCAGAAACGTGTGTTGGAGCTGCTGAGCTGGGGTGTGATCAACGAGGCCCACGCTTGCTGGGAACTCGGTATCCGCCCACAAGGGCTCAGCGCCGTACTGGCAGGCACCAAGTTCTACGCCAAGGATGCTTCGGCGGACCCGGCACCAGACCGGACCAGTTCGTCGGGCGCGGCACTCAATCCAGGCACGCCGGCGAAGTCCGGCGGCGCTGATCAATAAGGAGCCTGGCATGGCAGTTGAAATCTGGCTGGGCACGGAAGCAGCCTTCAACAAGTTCAGCAGCTACGAGCTGAAGTACAACTTCGACAAAGAGGCGTACTCCAGCTCGCCGTTCGACGATGACCGCAATCAGCTTGACCCTGACTTCAACGTCAGCGTGGCGCGCAAAGGCCTGTACCTGCTGGAAAAGGTCGGCGATACCGCCGTCCTGAAAGTGCACGGTTCGCTGGTCAACTCGTACCGCCGTTACCACCAGTGGTTCCCGGGTGAGGTCACCTCCTACGAGGCGATCAACGACGCCTTCGCGATCCTCGCTGAACAGGGCTTCACCGACGTCGTGCTGGATCACAACAGCGGCGGCGGCGCGGTCAGCGGGCTGAACACCGTCACTGAGAACATGGAACGCCTGCAGGGCGACGGCATGCGGATCAGGGCGCACACCGACAGCGCCTCGTTCTCCGCCAGCTACTGGATCATGTCCAGCGCCAACCAGGTGACCGCCAGCAAGATGGCCGAGGTCGGCTCGATCGGCGTGATCGCCGTGGTCCGCACCTACGCCAACACCGAAGAGAACTTCGGGATCAAGTTCACCGTGCTGAAGGAAGGCGAGTTCAAGGCCGTGGGCAACCCCTACGAAGAGCTGAGCGATGCCGACAAGAAGTACCTGCAGGACAACCTGAAGGAGACCAATGCGTTCTTCCTCAGCCACATCTCCGCGCAGCGCAGCCTGAGTCTCGACGACTACAAGGACTGGGCTGACGGTAAAACCTTTTTCGCAGCGAAGGCCGTGAAAAATGGGCTGGTCGATCGGCTTTCGAGCCTGACCGACCTTATTGGTAGCGGCGCGTCCGCAAAAACTACTGGCGACAGAAGGAAGTTCGAGATGAAGATCTCTGCTGAAAAACTCGCTCAGATCCAAGCGGGCGCGGCTCCAGAAAGCGTGCTCACCAAGGCTGAGCTGGCGCATTACACCAAGGAAATGGCCGATCTGCAGGAAGCTGCCGAGAAGGAAGCTGCCGCGCAGAAAGAACTGGACGACGCCGAAGCTGCTCGCCTGGAACAGGAAGCTGCGGACAAGGAAGCCGCCGACAAGAAGAAGGATGAGCCTGTCTCCTCCGGCTTCGACGCGACTGCCCTGACCTCCGCCCTGAAAGAAAACGGCAAGCTGGAAGCCAAGGTCGAAGACCTGACTGCCCGCGTCGAAGCCGCCGAAACAGCCCTGACCGCTGCCCAAGCCGAGACCGCCAGTCTGGTGATCGTGGCCCAGCGCGCGGTGAAGAACCTGCAGGTCGCCACTGGCAGCCCGCAAGTCGAGAAGTCCACCCCGGTGGAAATCCTCGGCCAGTTCAACGAGCTGCAAACCAAAATGGCCGGCATGTTCAAAGAGGGCAAGCAGTCCTCGGACACCCCGACCAAGGAAGCGACGGCTCCGTTGGCGGCGGGTCTGCGCCACAAAGTTTCGCAACTCAACTCTCAGAAGCGCTAAGGAGAATCAGTCATGGCTGACTATAAATTCAACGTGTTGACTGGTATGCCTGAGCGGCTGAACGTCATCACCGCTAAGCTCGGCTCGGCCGCCGGCCAGGCATACACCGACAAGGACAAAGGCAAGATCCTGACCGGTGGTGCAGTGTCCAACTTCTTCCTGGCCGATGACGGCGACGAAATCCAAGGCTTCCTCGACAACGTCGATGGCGGTCCACCAGCCAACGGCTTCCCAGTCGGCGGTGTGGCGCGTCCTGACACCGGCCTGCGCGTCGAAGCCCAAGTGGCTGCTGGCGTAGCGACCCCGCTGGTGTTCGGTGATCTGGTGGTGGCTGGTGCCCAGCTGGCACTCGGTACTGCCGGTCTGCCGCAGGTGAAGAAAGGTACTCCGGCCATCTGGAAATGGCAGGTGATTCAGGTGCGTACCACTGGCGCCGCTGGCACCAAAGTCCTTCTGGAGCGCGTGGCTTAACTCGCCTTAAGCCACCCACAATTTCAAGGAATCGAAAACATGCAATGCACTCTGAAATACATCGCCAACGAGGGCGGCAAGCAGGTTGAGAAGAGCCTGGACGCCAACGTCGAGCTGTACTCCCAAGCCGCTGCCATGGGCATGGACCTGCGCCAGTACATCCGTACTCTGGCCGCCGACTTCGACGTCACCATGGGTGACCCGATCGACCAGATGATGACCAACGCCGGCATGATGGACGGTGCGACCCGCACTGGCCCAGCGCTGACCATGGCTCAAATGGCGGGCATGACCCAAGCTGATGGCTTCCGTCGTCCGGACGGCTCCGACGCCTCCCTCGGCGCTCGCCTGCTGTACCCGCAGCTGATCCTCGAGACCATGAACGCCAACACCTTGCGTGATGACGGTTCGGACATCCTGTCGATCTGGGAAAGCTTCATCGCCACCAGCCGTAACCTGAACGGCCAGATGGCGCAGCAGCCGATCATCGACACCTCGGCACCGGAAGGTAGCCGCAGCGGTCGCATGGTGCAGATGGCTCTGCCAGAAACCATGATCTCGATCACCACCGGCCAAAAATCGTTCAAGATCCCAACCAACTCGATTGGTCTGATGATCGCCAACGAAGCCATGGCTGCCACCACCATCGACATCGTTCGTATCGTGATGGAAGCGCAGTCGCGCGGTGACAAGATCCGTCGCGTCGGCGAGCAGCTGAAGTCCATGGTGCTGGGTGATACCGACCTCGACATGGCCGCCCTGCCGATCCTGAAGGCCAGCGACTTTGACGCCTCGATCATCGCCAACGGCGTGATCACCAAGAAGGCCTACATCAAGTGGCTGTTCAGCAAGCGCAACACCGCCAACATCAGCCAAGTGCTGACCGACATCGACACTGCTCTGGCAGTTGACGACGGCCTGGCACCGAAGCACACCGGTACTGACAACTCGAAGATCGTCACTCCATGGGCTGGCATGAACCTGGGTCTGACCCAGCCGCGCCTGACTCCATTCGAGGCGGACGTCTTCGGTGCCGGCTTGCTGGTCGGCTTCGACCCGCGCTACGCGATCCAGCGCATGGTGAACATCTCCGCTGCCTACGACGGCATCGAAGAGTTCGTGATGCGTAAAGCCACCGGGTTCCGTGTGGACTATGGCGAGATGGCCACCCGTCTGTACGACGAGGCATGGTCTGTCCTCAGCCTCGAAGCCTAAGGGCGACTGGAAGGGCCGCTTCGGCGGCCCTTTCTTCCATCTTGAATCCGCTGGAGCGTCACCAACATGGCACTGAAGAAACCAGACACCGAAGTCAAAGAGCCAACCGCTGAAGAGCTGGAAGCCAAGCGCGTTGCCGACGAACAAGCCGCTGAAGCCGAAAAAGCGGCCGAAGCGGAAAAAGCTGCAGAGGCTGAGAAAGCCGCTGAAGCCGAGAAAGCCGCGGAAGCCGAGAAGGCTGAACTGGCTGCTCAGGAAGAGAAAGAGCGCTCCGAGAAGCAGGAAGCCCGTCTGGCTCGCGAGAAGGAAGAGGCCGAACGTCAGGCCGAGTCCGACCGTGAACGCCTGGCACAGGAAGCCGAAGTGGCCGCCGCCGCTGGCAAGACGCCGCGCGAGCTGAAACTGGTGCTGGTGGAGAGCAACACCTTCTCCAACCTGCGCCAGCCTTCGACCGGCACCTGGATCGACGGCAAGGGCCAAGCCCACCTGCTGAACGATGGCTGGCTGGCCAATCAGATCGCTTCCAAGCTGATGAAGCTGGTCGACGAGGAGTAAGGCATGCCGTACTTCGACCTGACCAGTACCGCACAGATCCTCGCTGTCCTGACCGTGGATGACACGGACATCGACGCCGAGAAGATCGAGGCGCAAGGCTTGGACGACGACTTGGGCGCGCAGCTCGATGAGGCGCTGCCAGGCATCTGGTCGGGTATCGCCGACGGCACGGGCACTGAGTTCACGGTTGAGCGCCAGCGCAAGTTGAAGTTGGCGGCGAAGTATTTCTGCGCCGGGACCGTGGCCAGGATGGCGCAGGTGTTCATCCTCAAGAAGGACACCGACGGTTCCAACGAGGGTCAGCGCAGCGACAAGGACGGCTGGCTGTGGATGTCCCAGCGCTTGCTGGAAACGGCCAACAAGCACATGGGCGACCTGCTCAAGGATCTGAAGCTGGTGGCGCCAACGGCGATGCCATATCAGATGTTTGTGCGGGTGGTTCCAGACCGTGACCCGATCACCGAACCAAGGGCGGCAGCCACTCAATGAAGCTGAGAAAGATCGCAGGGAAGTACATCACCGAGAAGATGGAGGCGTGGGACCCGGTCACGGAAACGTGGCTGCCCGACGCCTTCCTCGGCCGCATCGACCTGACCGATCGCTTCTTGAGCAACTTCAACAAGCCGACCCGTCGTCGCATGATGTTCACCGTGCCCGAGGTGGTATTTCCGGACAGTCTGACTATCCGGCACCCGGGCACGCACGATGTCTACCTGCTGGGCAGCACGCGCCGCGATGCACGCAGTGGGGAACAGTACAACGCCTTGACCATCCTGCAGCTGGTAACCGATCTACCCGGCGGCAGTGCTGGTCTGGCAACTATTACGCGCAAGGTCGTGCAGGGGCCACCGGACAACCCGGGCTGGCTCGTCGACACGGTCTTTGCCAAGAGCTACATCGACACCGAGTTCCTCAGCAGTTCTGAGGAGAACGGCACCACGGATCTGCGCATCGAGCGCTACAACGCCTACCTGCCGCTGAATGTGCAGCCGCAAGAGTGGGACTTCATCACCTTGCACGGCGTGAAGTACCGCGTGCTCGATACATTCGCTGACTCCGGGTTCTTTGCCCTGCGCATCGACCACGAACAGGACTACCGCAGCGACTTCGTGTTGACCGTGGGCGGCAAGCGCACCATGAACAACACCACCCATGAATACGAAAGCGGCGAGACCAGCTACAACGTCACCGGGGTGATGGAGAAGTCCGTCGACGCCGCCCTGTGGGTCACTGACACCCAGTCCTACCGCACCGTGTACTTCGAGAAGGCCCACCTGCCGTTCGGGGTGGACATTCGTGGCAAGGCCGTCTGGCTCACGCTGAACGGGGTCAAGAAGCAGGTCAAGACCGTCGAGAGCCAGCCTGGCAACCGGCAGTACCTGCTGAGGGTGATGTGATGGGCAAGTTCGCCAAGCAGGCCGAGCAACTGACTCTGGATCTGAGCGCGCTGTTCAGCCGCTCGATCCGTCGGGCGCTGCTGGCCGGCTTGAACATGGCGGTGCACACGACCAAGCACGACTCGTCCAACGCCGCCGCCCACTGGCTGATCGCGTCCAAGAATCGCAGCCGGCCCGGGTCACGGACATGGGGCAAGCTACGCGACCTGCGAGCTACGTCTACCAGGCCGGCAACGCCGCCGGTGGGCAAGCGCCGCAGCTACGGTATTAACCAGATTGCCACGGAGCGATTCGTGCGCGACCGCGAGCTGCGCCAAGTGGTGGACATGTTCGTCGTAGGGCGCAGCCCTGAGACCATCTTCTACTTCTACAACGCCATCGAGCCGAACAGCGAGTACGGCCAGAACGCCGAGATCGACGCCGCCGCCGAGGCCGCGGTGCAAGAAGTCGCCCGCCAGTTCCAGAATGCAATCGCTGCAGGCCAGGTAAGGAAGCGCTACCGATGACCGATTTTATGCTGGCCTCGCTCACCGATCTGGACGTTCGCTTTCGCGACTATCTGGTGACCAAGGTGACACCCGACATGCTGTTCGGGTATGACTTCGTAGAAGGCCTGGACGTCAGCGTGAACGACGCCGGGGTGTTGCTGGAACAGGATCAGGACTTCTGGCTGTTCGAGCTGAACATCGACCGCACCAGCCGCGCCGGCCCGTCACAGGTGGCTCCGCGCAGCGTGCAGGCCAGTCTGGACATTACCTTGTTTACTAAATCCCCTCGGGACAAGGTAAAGTACGGCCGCAAGGTCGAAGCAGTAGCGGACTGGTTTCAGGACCAGACCATTAACGGTATCCGGTTCCGCACCTTTGAACCTGTACCGCCTACCCCGTTGCATGGCTTCACCGCCTACGGTGGTGTAACAAACATGGTGTTTGAAATCTACGTTCAAAGGAGTTGACGGCTATGCCACAAGTAAGAAGTTTTAACGACTCGTCCTCGGTGGCTGTGGCATACGCCATCAGCGACAAAGACAGCAAGGCAGATTTCATCGGCGCCAGCCGGGTAGCGATGAAACTGTTGCCCTACACCACCGAAGGTTTCGCGATGCAGAAGGAGTCGAAGACTTCCACTGCCATTCGCGGTGACCGTCGCACCTCCGGCTCGAAGAACACCAAGGGTAGCGCCAACGGCGCGGTCACCGTGGAGTTCGGTGCCACCCCGTTCGTTCTCGACCTGTTGCAGCTGCTCATGCTGAACACCTGGAAGAACGTGGACGACGCCAACCCGTCTCTCGGCAAGTTCATCACCGACGGCGAGCTGAAGCAGTACATGGTCGTCGAGAAGACCGTGCGTCAAGGCCCGGGTGCTGGTGACCGTCTCGACCACGAATGGTACTTCGGCACCATCATGAACGACGCCACGCTGAAGTTCAGCGACGGCGACCTGATGACTCTGGCGTGCAACACCATGTCGGCCAACGCTGACTATGGCAACTCGCTGGCCGGCGTCGACGGTCTCGGCGGCTCGGTGGCGATCAGTAAGGATGTACCGGCCAACTACGAGATCGCTGACAGCTCGAACAACCTCGGCAACATCGAGATCCGCGACGAGAACGACGACCTGCTGGAAGTGACTTGGAGCGATGCCTCCATGCAGATCCAGAACAACGCCCGTGAGCAGTCGGGCCTGGGTCACCAGTTCGCGGCCGGTATCGGTGTGGGCAAGGTCGCGGTGACCTTCTCTGGCGAGATCTACTACTTCGACCAGACCATCCTCAGCACGCACATGAACAACAAGCGTGTGAAGCTGAAGACCACCATCTCCACCGCTGAAGGCACCTTCACCATTCAGGCTCCTAACCTGATGGCACAGGCGCCAACCAACAACGCCGAAGGCGAAAACGCTGACTACAAGTCGGCGATGACCCTGACCGCTGAAGCTGGCAAGTTGACCATCGGCACCAACGTCGATGTCCCGTGTGTTCTGGCGATTACTTACGTCCCAACACCGTGATAACTCGCTAGTGACCGAAGGCGCGACTCTTGTTAGAGTGGCGCCTTCTTAGTTTTTAAACACGAAAAACCCAAGGACGACGACCATGCTTGAACTCACTTCGATCGCAGTTGACCCAACTTTGTCCCAAGAGGGGGTCTGGGCAGACTTCCTCGGGGGGCGCTTCCTGCTGGCTCGCCGGGGCCACGAGTACAACGCCCGTCTCGGCCAGCTGTACAACGAAAACCTCGCTGTCATCAAGGACAAGGACAACGCGGAGGTCAGCACCAAGAAAGTCTTGGAGATCTACCAGCGCGCCTTTGCCGACACCGTCCTCAAGGACTGGGAAGGCATCACCGAGAATGGCAAAAAGCTCGAGTACACCCCGGAAGTCGGCTTCCGTATTCTGAGCGATCCACGCCAGGCCGAGCTGTCCACCTTCCTCGAACAGTTCAGTCTGAACCACGGCAACTACCAGGCTGCGGTGGAAGCTGAAGTGGCCAATGACGTAAAGAGTTCTGCCGTTTCCTGATCACCTACGGGGAGAAGGGGCTGGCTGCATTCCGAGCCTTGGAGAAAAGGTTTGGTAAAAAGCATCCGAAACTGGAGTCTTTTGCAGAGCCCCTTCCGCCGTACCGGTGGCTGGCAACCGCATTTTTCCGGCTGCACCGACGCCGTCAATTCGGTCAGCACGGATACCAGCCGCTGTCCTATCAGGAAATGGCTGACTACGGCGAAAGGGTACTAAAGCTGGTCCCGTCACAGTTCTCCTTGTATTACTTGACAATGGAAGAAACTGATAACGCCATCCTGTATGATCACTTCAAGAAGACCGAACCCCCAGCAGAGGATGCAGAGGGTAAGTCCAAACGAAACAGGATGCCCAAAGCCGGGCGAAAGGGATGACAAATGGCTCAGTTTGACGTGGATTTTACCGGCTCCATGCGCCAACTGGGCGAGTTCAATCTTCGCCTGAAGAACGTCGGCGACCAGCTCGACAACATGGAGAAGGCTTTCGGAACCACCGGATCGGTGTCGAAGGAAGTCTTCACCAAGATGCGGACCTCCATCGAAAGCATCAGCACTGCCGCCGTCAAGGCCGGTGCCGATAGCGAGAAGATAGGCAAAGCACTGGCCGACGCCGAAGGCCATGTCGCCTCCCTGTTCCAGAAGATGGCTGCGGAGAACGTCAAGGCTACCGCCGCCGCAGCAGCCTACAACGGTGAGATGAATGCCCTGCGCACCATGCTCAACGACACGGCATCCAAAAACACCTATGTCCAGTGGCAACAGAAGGCCACGACACTCACCACCAAGCTGGCGGGCGAGAACGGTTATCTGCGCCAGCAGATCGGGGCCATGTCCACCGAACTGGGCAAGTCCAACGCCAACCTCAAGGTCAACCTGACCCACAAGCAGAACTTGGCTACGGTTGAGCAGCGGCTGCGCAACACCGGCGACAACCTGGTGCTGACTCTGGCCGGTATGACGTCGGGTCAGGGCAAGTCCAACGTCATGACGCAGGCGTACATCAATGCCAGGCGTCAGCAGATCACCGAAGAGTTTCGCCTGAACGACCAGCTGCACACGCTGGAGCGCACGCTGAAGAGTCTGGAAGGTGGCCAGCAGGAACAGATCGCCAAGATCAAGCAGCTGATCAGCGCCAAGCAGGCTGAGATCACCGAGACCGGTCGCGAGATCACCGAGATCGAGCGTCTGAAGCGCGAGCACGCCAGCCTCAATGGCGGGCTGCAGGAAGAGATCGCACGGCTGCGCTCGCTGAACACCAGCCGCAAGCAGACCATCACGGAAGTCCTCCGTGAAGAAGCCGAGATCGAGAAGCTCAAGCGCCAGCACGCCAGCTTGAACGGTGGCCTGCAGGAAGAGATCACCAAGCTCAAGGCGATCATCGCCCAGCGCAAGGCGGCGATCGCTGAGACGGTCAAAGAAAAGACCGTGGTGGACGAGCAGGCCAAGGCCTTGGCTCGCGAGCAAGCTGTGCTGTTGAAACTGCAGCAGCAGATGTCGTTGGTGAGCAGCGCGCGCGGCTTGGAAATCACCCGGCTCAAGCAGCAGATCAGTGACCAAGAGAAGTACAACCGCATTCTGTCGATGTCGACCCTGCAGCTGCTGGGCTTCGGCCGGGCGCAGAACAAGGTCAGCGACTCCAACATTGTCGGCTCGCAGGCGGCGGCGATGCTGCGCGCCTCGCTGGGCGGGCTGCAAGCCAACATCGGTATGTACACCAGCGGCACCATCCTCGCCGCTGCGGCCACCTACGCACTGGCGCGGGCGCTGCGCAGCACGGTAGAGCTGGGCTCCGAGTTCACCGCGTCGATGGCCAAGGCCGACGCGATCATGTCGACCGGGCTGCAAAGCTGGATGCCGTCCGACATGGGCGCCATGGAGATGCAGGTCCGCGCACTGGGCCAGTCGACCATGTACACCGCCAGTGAAGTGGCGCTGGGCCTGGTAGAACTCGGTCAGGCCGGTCTGTCGTCCGCCGACTCGATCATGGCCCTGAAGCCAGCACTGAACCTCGCGATGATCGGCGGCATTACCATGGCGCAGTCGGCCGACATGGCGACCAACGTGATGATGACGTTCGGTATGCAGGCCAAGGACCTGACTGGCATTGTCGACCTGATGGCCACCGCTGCCAGCCAATCCAACACCAACGTCGAGCAGCTGGCCAACGCCTTGACCTACGCCGGTCCGGCCGCGCACACCGCCGGCATCTCGATGAAGGACACCACGGCGGCCATTGAGGCGCTGTCGAACACCGGTATCAAGGCCTCCCGCGCCGGTACAGGCCTGCGCAAACTGTTCGTCTCCCTGCTGAACCCGACCAAGAAAGGTCAGCAGATGATGGATCAGTACGGGATCTCCGTGCGCGATATGGAGGGCAAGACCCGCAGCCTGACCGACATCCTCGGCCAGTTGAACAACGCGCTGAAGGGCGTGGGCGAAGGCGAGCGTCTCAGCGCGATCCAGAACTTGGTCGGCCTGTACGCGACCTCGCCCGTGGCGGCATTGGTAGGCCAGGCAGGTGACGGCGGTAACCTCGAACACCTGCGCCGCCAGCTGGAGGACACCTCGGGCGCCGCCGAAGAAATGCGCCGCAAGATGGAAAACAGTCTGAAGTTCGACTGGAAGCAGGTCATCTCGGCGTTCGAAGAAGCCCAACTACAGCTGTTCGACGCCCACGAATACCAGCTGCGTACCGCGACGGCCAAGCTGTCGCTGTACCTGATTGAACTGACCAAACCGGCCAAGGAAATCAAGGACGAGTACGGCAACGTCACCGCGACGTTCTCCGAACTGGATCTGATGCTGCAGCACGGTAAGGAGGCCGCCGAAGGTCTGGCCTACGCCATGGGCGGGGTCATGGCGTTCAAGATGACCGGCGCTGCCGCCGCTGGGCTGTCTGCGATCGCCATGGATGCCAAGGCCGCCGCACTGAACCTGAAAGTCTTGGCCTTGGGTTTCGCTGACGGCTCCCGAGGCAGCCTGACCATGACCGGGTCGCTGACCGCGATGCGGGCCACGCTGGTGTCCAACGCCATCGCGGTCAGGTCGCTGTACACCCAGGTCGGTCTGCTGGGCACGATGGCGGTGGTCGGCGCACGCGGCATCAGCATGCTGGCTACTGCGGCCAGCGTCCTCATGCGAGCACTGGGCTGGGTCGGGATCATCTACGGCATCGGCTCGGCGATCTACGCCGCGTTCGGACAGGACAGCACGGCGAAAATCCTCGAGCAGAAGGCCGGGGTCGAAGGGCTGAAGAACGAGTACACCGACCTCAAGAAGGCAATCGACGCCACGGCCGCTGCCCGTGAACGCGCGGCAATGGTGCACCAGCAGGATTCTGAGCTGGCCAAGCTGGGCAAGATCAACGAGCGCCGCTACCAAGTGGAAGGCGCGATCGACACCTACACGAACGCAGGCCTGGCAGTACCACAGTCGTTGAAGGACGAGCTGTGGGATGTGGAAGACGCAGCAGCGCGCGCGGGCAGGGCGATTCAGGATGCTGGCGCTGAGCTGGCCAAGATGGAAGACCCGGGCAAGAAGCTCCGGTTGGTGGAAACCGATCTGGACCGCGCCCGGGCACTGGCTGAGCTGGAGACCACCGCCGCCGCCGCCAAGCAGGCTTACGACGACGCTGAAGGCAAGATGCGCCTCCGCCAGCTGGATGCCTGGCGTGCCGCGCAAGCCGCGGTGGATGCGTTCAAAGGCTCGCTGGTCGTGGCTACCGAGCAGAGTGACATCGCGGCGAAACAGGCAGGTGAGGCCATTGGCCTGATGACCCGGCTGCGCAACGAGCAGATGAACACCATCTCGGCGTACAGCTACGAGAAGACTGCCAGCAACGCGCAGAAGCTGCTCAGCGTCCAGAACGAGATGGTCACCGTCCAAGAGGAACTGGACAGGGCGGTCAAGCTGGGGCAGGGCGACGTCGTCGAGCGACGGAACAAAGAACTCACCGGGCTGATGAAGAAAGAGTTCGACCTGAAGCAAGAAGTCAAAGGCACCGCCGCCGCGTACACGGAAGCCAAGGAGGCGCTGGAAGACTTCGGTAAGACGGACGATCAACGCCTGGCAAAAGCCAAGCAGGCGCTGGCTGAACTGGAGGCTTCGAAGGGCAAGGTCACCTACGGCTCCGAGGCTCTGGAACAGGAAGCCGGCCTGAAGATTGCTCAGCGGGAGCTGAAGATCAAGCAGGAGATCAAGCAGCTCGAATCCTCGCTGGAGAAAAAAGCCAACAAGGATGACCGCACCAAAAACAAGGGGGCGTCGGAGGAAGAGCGCGAGCTGAAGGCTGCGCAGAGCGCCTATGACACCCTGGCCAAGAAGTTCGACTCGGTGTCTTATGCCCAGCGCGAGCTGGAGAAAGGCACCAAGGCCATGGCCCTGCTGCGCAGCAAGGGCGCGATCACCGCCGAGCAGCAGGCCAAGGCCACCGGCGAGCTGAACCTGCAGTATGCCGAGTCGGTCCGCGCACTGGATCTGAACGCTGCGGCGATGAACAAGGTGCGGGAGTCCTTCAACACCAGCCCGTTCTCGCAGACGGCTTCAGACTTGGCGGTGCTCAACCGCAACCTCGAAGACGGCAAGGTCAGCCTTGAAGAGTACGCGCGCATCACCACCCGGATCAGCGAGAAGCAGAAGGAGGACCTGAAAGCCTCGCTGCCGCAGGCGAACCTCAACGTCGGTAACGCTTCCGACTCGCCGTTCACCGACTGGGTGTCGACCGAGCTGGAACGTGCCAAAGGCCTTGAGCAATTCGACAAGGCCATGAAGAAGTCGAAGAACGAGCAGGTCGACGCGGGCGCCGGCATCGAAGACGACTTCAACCGGCAGCTGCAGGCCCTCAACGATCGCAAGTTGATCGAGCAGGGGATGGAGCAGGAACACACCCGCAAGCTGCTGGAGATCAACAAGAAGTACCAGACGGACAAGGAAGGGCTGATCAAGACCGCCGGGGATGCGCAAGCGGTGATCACAGCCGAACAGACCAAGTACACCGAGCAGATGAGCACCATGGCCTTGATGGCTGCGATGGGCTCGGTCTCCAACGTACTGGGGATGTTCGCCAGCGCCGCTGACGATGCTTCGACCGCGCAGAAGATAGCGTTCGCTGCGCAGAAGGCGATCACGGTGGCGCAGATCCTCATGTACACCCACTTGGCAGCGGCTCAGGCGATGACCATCCCGGGTGACCCGATGAAGGTCATGGGTATCCCGCTGGCCACGTTCATCACCGCGACCGGCTATGCCAACGCCGGCCTGGTAGCCGGACTGGCAATCGGTCAGCTGTCGGGTGGAGGGGGTAACAGCACCAAGAGCAGTGGCAGTGGTGGCACCACCATGTACGACACCGGCGGCTACATCCCGTACAACCGCACCGGCATCGTAGGTGAGTACGGCCCTGAACTGGTCTCTGGCCCGGTGCACGTCACTGGCCGTGGCAACAGCGCGTCGAAGCTCAACCAAGGCGGCGGAGACAGCAACCCGGTCTACCAGATCACTCTGGCACCGGTCATTCAGCTACCTGCTGGGGCTGGCTCAGGCGGCGCTGGAGAGAGCCGCCAGATTCTGGACGCTGTGAAAATGGTCACCGTGGACACGTTGAAGGATATGATCCGCCCGCAAGGGATGCTGGATAACTGGCTGAGATCGACAAAAGGAACTTGATATGGCAGGTACGTTTCCACCGCCGGGCGTGACGATGCCGGCTCCCGACTGGGGGTTCAGCCAGTCCGCCGACGCCAACGTGGACGTCCAGAATCTTGGCGACGGTTACGAAGTGCGGGAGGCTGTCGGCCTCAACTCCGTGCGTGAGTCGCTGTCGCCGAAGTGGCCGAACCTCGATCCGGACGTGGGCCAGCAGTGCTACGACTACCTGAAACCCAAGCTCAAGCTGGAAAGCGTGCTGTGGCACCACCCCATCACTGACGTGGTGTACAAGGTGATCCCTGAGTCCCTGTCGCTGACATGGGATGAATGGGACAACTGTGCGCTGGAAGTTTCCTTCCGTCAGGATTTCAACCCGGGTTAAGGATTGACTCATGGACCTCATTGCAACGGATGCGCAGCAACTCACCCGGGGCCCGCAGATCTTCTTGTACGAGATCGACGCGCGGGCCTACGGCGATGCCGTGCTGTATTTCACCCCGATGGTCGATGGTCAGGACTGGGAAGTGCAGTTCGGTGGCAACATCTACCGCCGCCTGCCGATCAAGGCCGACGGCTTCGCTTGGAACGGCACCGGTACAGCGCCCCGGCCGACCCTCAGCATCGCTGCCGAGAGCCTCGTGTTCCTCAGTCTGGTGGTCAACGGGGACGACCTGATCGGCTGCCCGGTGCGCCGTATCCGCACCCACCGCAAGTACCTGGACGACGGCGAGATGCCGAACCCCGGCGCGACCT